TCTTCCTCAAGATGTTGCTGCAGCAACCCGACATAAATGTCTCTTTCCCAAGGCATCCAATTTTCAATCTCGGTTAAACTATATTTATGGTACTGTACCAAGGCAAAATTAAGTCGGAAATAATTTTCCAGATCCATATGGATCATGCCTAAGCGAAAAAACTTGCCAGTCCCTCAATTACAACATCACTTTCTTTTTTAGTTTTGGGATTTTTAACTTTAACCGTATGAGATAATTTAGGCATGGTCTCAAAGAACTTCTCAATATCTTTGAACTGGGAAGAGTTCATAGATTCCAAGAATTCATTCAACTCTTTCTTAGTACAATCAGCGGCCGCCCAAACTTCATCCTCAGTAAAGATTGTACCAATGCAAGATGCAATCAGTTCAAATGATTGATCCATTGCACTTTGTTCTTTAAGATCAAAGTTATTCTTAATGAACTCATCAAGAGATGGATATTTCATCTCCATCATAATTGAATCATCAAGTTGAATCCTATTTGAGTGGTTATCACTTTTCTTCACCTTAATGTCATCAAGGTTAATAGTGACTGCTACTTGTGTCTCCCCATCATCTGGACAGATGAGATTAACTTCGAGTTCTTCACCAACAGACTTACCACGAATGTTAAGGAACAGGTATTCAATATCAAACGTAGGAAGTTGTTCTACCTTGATACCTCTAGTAAGGATACAGTTTTTGATAACAGCTCTGATCGCTGTTGAGATCTGTTTTGTGTCCTCACTCTCCAGTGCGATAACAAGTAACTTCTCCTCTTTTACAAGAAACGGTCTGTACTTAATCGTTTCTCCTGTTGATGGCAACTCAAGTTCATATGTAGGAGTCGCAATTTTTGGTAAAGGCATAATATCTTTTATATAAAGATTTCAGTATGATTATTTATTGGGTTATCTGAAAAGTCCAGATATACCCGATCCGATGGCAAGACCTGCATTAATAGCTTGACTAAAGTTAAAATTATTTGTTGCCGCTTGATTAAATGGATTTAAACCCTCTGGCGCATCATAGTTCTCATTACTGATGAAGTATCTGGTGTAGTTTAATGATACACTACATTTTAACAGTGATGATGCATCATATGAAACTGGAATCGAAGATATTGCAACTGGAAATATATTAACGAACTTATAAGTAAGAGGTTTAACTGAACTCCTTTGATTCAAGTTTTTTTCAAACTTAGTAACCTCTAAATCTCCCTTGTATTGTTCGGGAAACTTTACTCTATAAGCATAGTTTTCATTTTTAAGATCTCCGGTTTCGTTCATAATAAATTTAATCCAAGACTCAAAGAATCTAATCGGCATATATTGTTCTGCATCACAATAGAATGTTAGATCAATTCTATCTTGATAGATACGACGATATGCATGTCTCTCAGTAACTCCACTCCTATCGTTTGTCAACTCTGTAGTTGCAAGAGAAGATCCTGGTAAGGTTGCCTCTGAACACATCAGTTGCAATCTATCCTGATTCAGAGCAAGGCCATTCTCTGCCATGTATTGTCTGAACCCTGCTTCATCTCTTGGCAATCCCAGATAAATTGAGAAGTGAGATGTAGTCGCAGGATTGAGTAGTTTGCTCTTTATCTGAGATACACTTTGTGATTGTGGGGCAAGGGAAGCCATTTATAAATAATTTTTGACTTATATATTATGTATAAGAGAATGGCAGAAAGTATTAAGAGTAGATATAAACCATCTTACCCACAAAAATACAAAGGCAACCCTAACAATATTATCTGTAGAAGTAGTTGGGAGAGAAGATTCTGCAGATGGTGCGATCTTAATGAGAATATTATCTCATGGGCGTCAGAGGAGTTTAGTATACCATATGTTTCACCAGTTGACAATAGAGTGCATAGATACTATCCAGACTATTTGATTAAAGTTAAGGAGTCTGATGGTAAGGTCAAAACTTATGTGGTTGAAGTAAAACCTAAAAAGCAAACTGCACCACCTAAGAAACCCAAACGACAGACTAAATCATATCTTTATGAGTGTAAGATGTACGCAGTCAACCAGGCAAAGTGGAAAGCTGCTGATGAGTTTTGTAAGGACAATCGCATCGAATTCAAAATCATCACCGAAGAAGAGTTAGGTCTTAAATGAGTCGCTTAGAAGGAAATCAAATTAACAACGGAACAAATGATCAAGAGGACATGATGTTAGAAATCATGGATGCTCTGAAAGGAACAGTTGCCCCTGTTCCTGATGTTGGTCAGTTGTGTACCTTCGTTTATAATGCAAAGACTCCTAACATCACATATGATCAACATCCCTTAGTCGCAGTGACTGAAGTATTTCGTTGGGGATTTCGTGGATTGAATTTTCATTGGCAAGAGCATAGACAATATACCTGGGAAGAACTGGCAGGACAGGTGTATATTGTCATGCCAGATGAACTGGATGACCTGCTTGCTATTCCATATGCGAAAATGATACTAAATAAATAAAAAGTCCTGACATAATGGCTGTAACAAGCGAACCCACACCAGTCAAATTACCTGCTATTACGTCTGGAACTAGCGTTCGTAATAGAAAAACAATAACACCTGCTAAGACGGTATACACTGCCACAAAAGTGGAGAAGGTGACGAGCACTGACGGTAAGGTTCAGTACCAAACCACTGTTATTCAATATGATAATGCGAATAAAGAAAATCCAAAGACAATCGCAACTGGTTACACATATACAGATGCAAATGGTAAATCAAAGACTGTATTAGAACCAGCAGCTGGACTAGATGAACAAACGAGAAGGGCAGTAACAACAAGACATGGAACTCGTAGTCAAAACTTAAGAGGTGGAGGAACAAAACAAGTTGAAGCGTCCATGAATGGTGCAATAGCCAATGCATCACAACAACAGGTTAAACAATCTAAAGAGATACAAGCTTTAGCAAAAAATTCTTCGGAACAAAAAACTTTGGATTCTGTTGGTGGACCTGAAAGAGAAACTGAAACTAATGCTAATGAGAATGTTAATTCATTAGAGTCTGCTGCATCAGTAGCCGGAGATAAAGCGAGAGAGCAATATGATCTTGGTCTAAGATACCCAATCGATATACAACCATCCCTCCAAGATACGTTAAAAATTTCTGTTTACAAATTTGTTCCAAGAAGATTAGAGGGTTTAACTATCGCTGAAAGAGAAAGACCTGGGGATGGAAATCGCACTCCGATAGGTGCTGTTGTATTACCAGTTGCAGGACCCAAAGATTCTAATAAAGTTGGTTGGGGTGGTAAACCCATGAGTGCCCTGGATATTGCCGCATCAGATATCGCATTATCAGGTATAACAGGTGGCATAGAGGGGGCGATCGGTGCCACAAAAGAAATTGGTAGTGATATACAAAGTGATTCAGGAAACGTAAAAAAAGGACTTGCTGCGTTCTTTGCTGGTCAAGCAACAGGAGTAGAAGGTTTATTATCAAGAACTGAAGGTATCATTGTCAATCCAAACTTAGAGTTATTATTCAATGGTCCTTCACTTAGATCTTTTGGTTTTTCGTATAAGATGAGTCCTAGAAATGAACCTGAAAGTATTATGATTAAAAAAATCATAAGAATGTTCAAACAATCAATGGCAGCTCAAAGATCAACATCAAACCTTTTCTTAAAAACTCCCAACACATATAGATTGCAGTATTTAACTGGAGGTACTACTGAGCATGAATTTCTTCCAAAGATCAAGGAGTGTGCTCTAACATCTTTCAATGTAAATTATGCTGCTGATGGAACATATGCAACCTTTGGTAATACATCTCCTATTTCATATGAACTACAATTCTCATTCCAGGAGTTGACTCCAATATTTAATGATGACTATACAGAACTTGATCAAGATGCAGACACTCGCATAGGATTCTAAAATGGCAAATCCATACTTCCGCAATCTACCAGACTTTGAATATGTAAACCGTACAATTGACGGCAGAAACATATCAGACTATACCACTGTCAAAAATTTCTTTAAGAAAGGAAAGTTAAGAGAAGATATCTTCCAAAACATCGCCTTTTTTGACAAATACTATATCAAGGGTGATGATCGTCCAGACAATGTTGCAAACGAAATCTATGGAGATTCTACCTTAGATTGGATTATTCTCTCATCAAATAATATTTTAAATATTCAAAGTGAATGGCCTATGGATCAATTATCATTTAATGATTTCTTGCTCGATAAGTATGGAAATACAACAGAAGTATTTGGTGGAATTCATCATTATGAATCTTTAGAGGTAAAAGACAATGATGGTGTTGTAGTGTTTCCAAAGGGTCTTAGAGTAGATGAAGATCAAACTGTAACTTTCTTTGATAGAGGTTCATCATCTTATGTTGAGGTGACCGATATGACTCTTGGTATTACTAACTATCAATATGAGGAAAAATTAAATAACGAAAAAAGAGAAATATTTATTTTAAAACCAAGGTATCTGAATATTGTGGTTGATGATCTTGAAGAAATGATGGAATACAAAAAAGGTTCCACTCAGTATGTGAGTGAAACCCTTAAGCGTGCTCAGAATAGTAGACTATTTACTTAAATAGCAACGAATAATAAGTTGCTATAACCAAGAGGGTTAGACAAGCCCTCTCGTATGTCCATCTCATTCCTCAGCAAGTTTTTGGAAGTAGGACAGTGCATCATCTTCGTCTTCAGATGAGGATGCAGTTGCAGCAACTACAGTCTCTTCTGCCTTACG